ATCTTTTATCCCTCCGAGAAAATGGAGGCGCCCATGAGCATCGCCGAAGCGATGGAGCAGACCATCGCCGAGGGAATCAGCAGGGGCATCCTCGACATGAAGATGCACGCTGGCCCCATCGAGTGCGTGCGCGCGCTCGCAAGGCGCGCCGACACCGCATCGGACAACGATCCCAACACGTTCCCCACGCTGCTCAAGTACCTGGCGGGGCTGAACCTCGTGGACGCCGCGAAGCCAGGCAGGCCCGCCAAGATGCCCGAGCAGCCCGGGAAGAGCAAGCTCGAGCAGGCGCGGGAGAGGCGCTTCCATGCCGTCTCGTAGGGGATGCGAGCAGCCGCGCATCTACACGCAGCCGCTCCGCGACCTCGACGAGCACTCGACGCTGGGCTTCGACATCATATGGTTCGCCGAGAACGTCCTCGGGCTCGAGCTGCATCCGTGGCAGCGGTGGCTGTTCGTCCACGCCCTCGAGGTCGAGGGCGACGCATGCTCCGACGGCTGGCGGTTCCGGTACCGCACGGTCGTCGTGGAGATAGGCCGCCAGAACGGCAAGACGTTCGTCGGCATGGTCCTCGCGCTCTACGCGCTCTACGTCCTGCGGCTCGGGCTCATCCTGGGAACCGCGCAGGACCTCGAGCAGGCCGAGGACACGTGGAGCGCCGTGGTCGACATGGCGCAGGCAGACGCCGACCTCGCATCGGAGGTCGAGCACGTGTGGCGCACCAACGGCGCCAAGCGGCTGCAGCTCACCGACAACCGCCAGTACCGCGTCAAGGCGTCCACCCGCAAGGCGGGGCGCGGCAAGAGCGCCGACATCATCCTGCTCGACGAGCTCCGCGAGCACCGCGACTGGGAGGCGTGGGGCGCGCTCACCAAGACCACGATCGCGCGGGAGAACGCGCTCGTGTGGTGCATGAGCAACGCGGGCGACGGCAGCTCCGTCGTGCTGCGGCACCTGCGCATGCAGGCCCACCGCATGCTCGGCGACCCCGACGGCATCGTCAAGTCGCTCGGCGAGGGCGCCGACCTCATGGGGGACGACGAGTCCGCGCTCGGCTGGTTCGAGTGGAGCGCGGAGCCCGACGCCGACCCCGCCGACCACCGGGCGTGGGCGCAGGCCAACCCGTCGCTCGGCTACACCATCCCCGAGCGCAACATCCGCTCCGCGCTGGCGACCGACCCGCCCGACGTGTTCAAGACCGAGTGCCTGTGCCAGTGGGTCGAGGCCGTCATCCAGCCGCCGTTCCCCGACGGCGCGTGGGAGGGCGGCTACGACCGCGCATCGCAGATACCGATGGACGCCCCGTTCTCCGTGGGCGTCGACATATCCGCCGACCGCGGCGCGACCGCCGTGGCCGTGTGCGGGCGCCGCTCCGACGGCCTGCTGCACGGCGAGCTCGTGCAGTACCGGCAGGGCATCGGCTGGCTGCTCGACTGGCTCCGCGAGCGCGTGGGCGCCGAGGGGTGGCCGCAGCCCATCCGCGTCGCCCTGCAGGGCAGGGGCGCCCCCGTGTCCGCCGTCGCCGAGCTCGTCGCCGCCATCGACGGCGTGGAGGTGGTCGAGGTGCAGGGGCGCGACCTCGGAGGCTACTGCGGGCGCCTGTGGGACGCCGTCGCGGCATCCGCGCCCGAGACGAAGAGCGACGCCGTGCGGCTCATGCACCTGCCGCAGCCCGTCCTCGACCTCGCCGCGAACGTCGCGGTGACGAGGCCGATGGGCGACGGCGCGTGGGCGTGGGACCGCAACAAGTCCCGCGAGGACATATCCCCGCTCGTGGCGCTCACGATGGCGCACGGGCTCGAGACCGCCGTGCAGGCCGTGGAGTCACCCGACCGCAAGCCGACGGCATACGCAACTAGAGGCGTACGGACAGTGTAAGGAGGCCGCATGGGCCTGTTGGACAGCCTCCGCGCGTACTTCGCGCCGAGGCGCTACATCTACCGCTACGGAGGCGGCGGGGGCGTGACCGTGGCCGACATGAGCATCGCCGAGCTGTACCGCACGCAGCCCAACCTCCGCGCCGTGGTCGGCTACCTCTCCGACAACGCGGCGCAGATACCGTGGAAGGTGTACAGGCGCGACGACGAGAACGACCGCGTGAGGCTGCGCGGCACGACCGCCGCCCTGCTCCTGGAGCACCCCAACCCCGACATGACGGCCTACGAGATGAAGCGCCGCATCTTCAGCGACCTCTACCTCTACGACCGCCACATGAGCATCGTCGCGCCCGACGCGGAGACCGAGTCGGGCTGGCAGCTGCGCCCCATCCCCGCGACGTGGATGGACGGCTACGAGGGAACGGACCCGTTCACTCCCGAGAGCATCTACATCCGCACGCCCGCGGGCAGGCGCATCGCCGTGCCGCGCGACCGCTTCATCCTGTTCCACGGCTACTCGCCCGACGACGTCGCGGGCCACTGCTCGCCCGTCGAGGCGCTGGCCGACGTCCTGCACGAGCAGGTCGAGTCGAACAGCTTCAGACGGCAGATGTGGCGCAACGGCGGCAGGTTCAACGCCTACATCCGCCGCCCCGCCGACGTGGAGGACTGGACGGACGAGCAGTTCGAGCGGTTCCGCCAGTCGTGGGACGAGTCGTGGGCGGGCAGGGGCGCCAGCAAGGGCGGCTCGATGCCCATCCTCGAGGACGGCATGGAGATACGCACCGTGCCGTTCTCCGCGCACGACGCCGAGTGGTCCGAGGCCAAGAAGCTCGGGCGCGAGGACGTCGCCGCGGTCTACCACATCAACCCCGCGCTCGTGTGGCCCGGCAGCGGGCAGACCTACGCCTCCGCCAAGGAGAACGCGCGGGCGCTCTACAACGACACGCTCGCGCCGACCCTCATGCAGGTGGTCGACCGCGTGAACGCCATCCTGCTCCCGCGCATCGGCGAGCCGCAGGGCGACTACGTCGAGTTCGACCTCTCCGTCAAGCTGCAGGGCAGCTTCGAGGAGCGGGCGCAGGTCATCCAGTCCGCCGTCGGCGGTCCGTGGATGACGCGGGACGAGGCGCGCGCGATGTTCAACCTGCCGCACATCGACGGCGCGGACGAGCTGATCGTGCCGCTCAACGTCACAGAGGGCGGGCTCGCGTCCCCGCGCGACACCGACCCGACCGTCGAGCGTTACAACGCCGCGCTCCCCGAGCTCAAGGAGGCGGAGCCCGAGCACGCGTGCCAGTGCGCCGCGTGCAAGGCGGACGCGGGGCGCCATTACAAGGCGACCGCCGACGACGAGGCGGGCCGCGAGCTCGCCGACGTGCTCCGCGCGTTCTACGCCCGCCAGCGCAAGTCGGTGCTGCCCAAGATCGGGGCGGACCCGACCGTCCCCGACGACGGCGACCCGTCGTGGTGGGACTCCGAGCGATGGAACCGCGAGCTGACCGACGACCTCAACGCCGTGGCCATCAAACAGAGCGAGGCCGCCGCGCTCAAGGCGCTCGACGCGCTCGGGCTCGACGAATCCGCCTACTCCGTGCCGCAGACCCGCGCGTTCGTCAACGCGATGGCCTACCGCCGCGCGTGCATGGCGAACGACGCCACGCTCCGCGAGCTCGAGGAGGTCGTCGCCGACGAGGAGGCGGAGCGCACGCCCGCCGACGTGTACGACACCGCGGAGTCGAAGCGCGCCGACAACAGCGGCTACCCGTTCGCGGCGGCCATCGCGTCGTGGTCGGCCATCGAGGCCGTGCGCCAGTGCGCGCCGCGCAGGGGCGCCACGAAGACCTGGGACGTGACGAGCGGCAACCCGCGACCGTCTCACGCCGCCATGAACGGCGAGACCGTCCCGTACGACAAGCCGTTCAGCAACGGCGCCATGTGGCCCGGGGACGCCGACGCGCTCGGCCCCGAGGAGGTCGCCAACTGCCAGTGCGCCGTGATCATCGACATCCCGTAGAGGAGGAGACATGACCAAGACCAAGGCCGCGCCCGGCGCGGCATCCATGCCCGCCGAGGGCACCGTCGAGGGGTACGCCGCGACGTTCGACCGCATCCCCGACGCCTACGGCGACGTCATCAAGCAGGGCGCCTTCGCCGACACGCTCAAGGCGTGGGAGGAGAACGGCAAGCCCATCCCGCTGCTCTACGGCCACTCCACCGAGGACCCCGCCTACAACATCGGCAAGGTCGTCGAGGCGCACGAGGACGGGAAGGGCCTCTACGTCGTGGCCGAGTTCGACGAGGAGAACGAGAAGGCGCAGTACGTCCGCAAGCTCGTCAAGGAGGGCCGCCTGTGGCAGTTCTCCTTCGCCTACGAGGTGCTGGACGGCGGCTCCGTCGAGCTGGAGGACGGCACCGAGGCGTACGAGCTCCGCAAGATGAACCTCTTCGAGGTCTCGCTCGTGCAGATACCCGCCAACCAGCGCGCGGTCGTGACGGGCGTCAAGGAGGCGCCCGCAGAGGCCAAGGACGCGCCCGAACCCATCGCAGAGAACGAGGCGGCCCCCGAGGTCAAGTCGGGACGCCGCAACTCCAAGGCCGACGCGGACGAGCTGCGGCGCATCCGCGAGATGGCCTATTCCATCGCAACCACCGTCGACGGCCTGCTGGCCGACGAGCAGGACAGTGCGGAGACCGACGAGGCCAAGGCGGAGGAGCCGGATGCGGCCAACGCCGAGGAGCCCAAGGCCGATGTGCTCGCCCAGCTCAAGGACGTGGCGAACCAACTGCTCAACAGATAGGAGGTCGCATGACCATCAACGAGCGCCTGGAAGCTGCCAAGGCCGCGCTCGTCGAGGCCAAGGACGGCGATAACGCCGAAACCCTGCAGGCCGCAATCGACGAGTTCAAGGCCGCGGAAGCCGCCAAGCAGTCCGCCGACGAGGCGGACGCCCTCATCAAGTCCCTCGGAACCGTGAAGGAGAACACCCCTATGGAGGAGACCCCCAAGACCCTCGGCGAGTTCGCCGAGAAGAACCTCGACCTGTCCGCCATCCGTGACGGTGCCGCCAAGTCCGCAGGCACCAACTACGGCTTCAAGACCTACACCGACGCGCAGGTCTCGCAGACCGTCTACAGCTACAACACCAACGTCGCCGACCAGGGCCTGCG